GACTGAAGCTATTGAAACATCTGATGGTGAGCTAATCGACTATGGTGCAAGGACTTACCTCAACAACGAACGTCAAGCATTAAAGAACGATGCAAACGAATTGAATGAAGTTACCCGTCAGTTCCCGTTTAACACACAGGAGGCGTTCAGAGATTCTGTTACTGCTTCATTGTTTAACCTAGGGAAGATCTACGAGCAGAAAGAGTATAATGATATGATGTATCCTAACCCTGTAGTAAAGGGTAACTTCCATTGGAAGAACGGAGAACTAGACAGTGAGGTTATATTTGAACCATCTCCTGAAGGGCGTTGGACTCTATCATGGCAGCCAAAGAAAGAAGAAAGGAACATCAAAGTAAGACACCGTAACGGACACTATATGGCTCCCCATGGGAACAGAGGTGTTGGTGGAGTCGATAGCTATGACCTTGATTCTACGGTAGATGGACGTGGATCTAAGGGTGCGTGTCACTTTTACAACAAGTTTACAATGAATGAGGCTAGCAATGTTTTTGTTGCTGAGTACTGTTCTAGGCCACCTATGGCAAAGATCTTCTACGAGGACTGTCTAATGGCGGCAGTATTCTTCGGATATCCAATACTTATAGAGAACAATAAATACGGTATAGCGCGTTACTTTGAGGAGCGTGGTTACCTAGAGTACCTATTAGATCGTCCTGCTCACTTAGGTGGTAGTGCATCAAAGTCTAAGACCAAGGGTATTCCATCTACTTCTGCTGAAGTTATTCAGGCTCACGCTATGGCGATAGAGTCTTACGTACATAACTACGTAGGAGAAGGACAGGACGGAAACATGGGTCGTATGTACCTTCAGGACACGCTAGAGGATTGGATCGGATTCAAGATAGATAACCGTACCAAATATGATTTAACTATCTCTAGTGGGCTCTGCTTACTTGCAGCACAAATCAAACCTAAAGCAACTAAACAGTCGGACACTAGTAACAAGACGTTCTTCAGGCGTTATAAGCACAATGCTTAAGAATAATTTACTATCTTTGCAAGATCAATAATCAAGAGCGAAACGCACTACGATGAATAAGAACTACGGAAATTTCCCTGACCCAACGGCACAGTCTAGCGAGAAAGTATCAGAAGGATACGGCAAGGCATATGCTAAAGCTATCCTCTCTCAATGGGGTGGTACTGAATCTGAACAATCTTTATACCAAAAACGTCTCAAGGAATTTGAACGTGCGCGTGATTACGCTCAAGGTACTCAGTCTACTCAGATATACAAGCAGATACTAAACAGCTTAGATGGCGCAGGTGGTGGTGGATCACTACTAAACTTAGATTGGACTCCCGTACCTATCGTGCCTAAATTCGTAAAGATTGTTGTAAACAAAATATTAAGTCAAAAACCTTACCCTAACTTAGAAGCGATTGATCCTGTATCACGTGGAGAGAAGGAGAACAAGAAAGCTCGTGTCAAAGCTGCTATTGAGAACAAAGAGTTCTTAGCAGAAATGCGTGACCTAGGAGCACAAGTAACCGATGATATCGACAACCTACCTGATACAAAGGAAGAGGCTGAGATATTCATGGATACAAACATCAAGATTGCTGCTGAGATTGCTGCACAGGTTGCATGTAATCTAACCCTAGAGTGGAACGACTTCAATGACAGTACGTTCCGTAGAGCTGTAGAGGATTTAGTAGTGACGGGTATGGCGGCTATTAAACGTGAGAACGACCCTAACCACGGAATCGTTGAGCGTTACGTAGATCCAAGCCACCTTATACACTCTTACTCAGAGGATCCATTCCTAAAGGATTTAGTCTACGCAGGTGAAGTTCGCCGCATGACTATTATGGAGCTTAAGAGAATCGGTGGTAACAGCGTTACTGAAGACCAATGGGAGCAGTTAGCTCAAGGTGTTAAAGGTAAGTTCGGAAATGACAGCGGGAAAGTCGCTAAGAACTCATTCGATCAAAGAACAGGACGTAACCAATACGGATACGATGAGTATACTGTTAATGTTTTAGACTTTGAGTATATCGGTCTAGATGAGATGGTATATGAAGAGAAGATGTCGCGTCATGGTAACATGGGCTTCTATTTCAAAGGAGAAGAGTATAAGGCTCCTACACAATCAGTATATGACAGAAACCCTGTATACATGAAGAACATGTGTCTTTACGGTGGTCTATATATAGATGGTTCTAACATCCTTATGAATTACGGTAAGAAAGAGAATCAACCACGTAACATCCACGACCTAAGCAGAACTACTCTGTCTTATTCTATTGTGGCTACAAACTTGCGTAGAATGATGCCTAAGTCTATGGTGACTAGCATTATCGGATTCGCTGATCAATTGCAGATTACACACCTAAAGATTCAACAGTCTATCGCTAAGGCCAAGCCTGACGGTATCATGATTGACATCGAAGGACTAGACAACGTACAGCTAGGTTCAGGTGGTGAGTTATCTCCATTGGATATTCAAGACATTTACGAGCAGACAGGTGTTATGTACTATCGCTCTAAGAACCCTGAAGGAGGATTCGCAAACCCACCTATCAGAGAGATAAACAATACTATCCGTAACGTGAACGAACTGATCGGACTATATAATCACTACCTACGTATGATTCGTGATGCGACAGGTGTGAATGAGGCTGTTGATGGCTCTACTCCTAAGGGTGATGCTCTTGTCGGTGTACGTCAACAACAAATGGCTGCAGCTAATAACGCTCTATACGATATCACTCATGCTTCTTTGGTTCTATACAAGAGAGTATGTGAGGATGTTATTAAGTGTCTACAGATTCTACCTAAAGATTCAGTGCTATTTGGTACTTACAAGAAGGCGGTAGGAAAGCATGCGATGGGAACATTGAAGGAGTTCGAGAAACTTCCTATGTTTAACTTTGGTGTAATGGTTACCACAGAGATGGATGATCAAGATAAGCTGTACCTAGAACAAAACATACAACAAGCTCTAGCTCAGAAAGAGATAGATATAGAGGATGCAATTGCTATACGTAGATTGAAAGATATCGACCAAGCAGAACGTCTACTTATCATCCGTAGAGCTAAGCGTATTAAGCGCCAACAATCAGCAGCTCAGCAGAACGCTCAGATGCAGGGACAATCAGCAGCACAGGCTTCACAAGCTAAAGCACAAGCTGATATGCAAACCGCACAAGCTCAGGCTCAGTTGGATATGCAGTCTAAGCAGATGGATTCTCAGTTAGAGATGCAACGTATGCAGATGGAGTATCAGTTCAAACTAGAACTAGAGAAACTACGTGGCGCGAATGCTAAAGATGTAGCAGGAGCTTCTCAGTCTATCAAGCAATCTGTTCAAGAGATGCAGGAAGACCGTAAGGACGCTAGAGTAAAGAAGACAGCTACAGAGCAGTCTAAGTTAATCTCTCAGCGCAAAGGCGAAAGAGGTGAGTTACCTGAGGGAGAGGATGAGAACTTCCTAGACTCAATGATGAAATAATTAATAAACAAAAATAAACATGGGAGCAAGAAAAACAAACCTCACCGTTGCAGGTGATTTCCAAAACGCTGCGTTTGGTCAGAAGGGTTTCAAGGTAATTAACGCGTCTACAGTGCAACCTGCAGGCGAAGAGTATATTTGCATTTACTGTATAGCAGTAGCTACAGGTGTAACAACCACTACCCCCGTAGGAGACGCTTTAGTAGGTGTTGATCTACAGGCAGGTATGGTTCTTTACGGAGACTTTACTACAATCACGGTAAGTACAGGTAACGTTATAGCATACATACGCTAGATGTTAGGTCTACCAAACATATTAACCAATATTAACAAAGAGGTTAACCAAGGGAACTTCGTTACTCTGATCCTAGAAGAGGACAGTGACGGTATTCTTATGGAGAACGGATTTAACCTTATACGAGAAGGTCTACTCTAACTAAACTAAAACGCAAAAATGGCAAATGTAAAAATATCAGAACTAACCGTACTAGGGGACGTTGACAGTGGTGCGATACTTATCCCCGTTGTAGATACAACCGACCTTACACAGGCGAACTCGGGTTCAACAAAAAGAATGACAGGTGCAGACCTTAGTACTACTATTTCGAAAGATAATAATGGTTATCTAGGATTGCTGTCTGCCTTCTACTTCGGTGGAGTAGCTACTTCAGAGGAAATAGAGATTGAAGAAGTAAATGTTTTTCAGGATGTAATTATGACTATCCATGCTTCAGGTACTTCAGATGAGAGACCAACAGCAATGAAAGCAGCACAGTCTTCAGGACACGAAGGAACAGGAGCGGCAGGAAGCCCTATAAAATTCCTATTGGAGGGATTGAGTATAAAGTCTTCTGCGACATTAAGAGCATCACTTGCTTTTATACCTGATGAAGATGGTGGTAGATTAGATTCTAGAATATTCATAGAGCGTCACAGCGCAGCAACACCTTCTGATGATTTCCCTATTGACGCTGCAGGTTTAGCGATGGAATCAGGAGCTGACGAAGAGTACCCACACCTTGTGGATCTACAGTTCTTTGTCGGTGATACTATCAACACCAATGGTGTAGGAGACGCAGGTAAGGTTCGCTTTCAGATTAAATCAGATGTTACAGGAACTGTTAAGATGAAAGAATTAGCTCTATTCATTCAACGTTAAAATAAACTAAACAATGGCAAATAAAGTAAAAATTTATTCAACTCTAAAATCAGGGAAAGTATCCTTTGATGGAGCAAGGGTAAACAATAAAGAAATTGGCTCTCTAGAGGTAGAGGCTCATCCTACGCTGTCAAACAGGATACGTATAAAGTCTTTGACTCAGTTCAAGAGAAATAGCGATTCGCTATACAGAGTGTTCTTTGGTAAGCTAAACATTAACCGTATTCAAAACGAAGCAGGTCAAGACCTAGTAGCAACACTAGGAATGGACAGAGCAGCGGTAATAGCCTATATTCAAACTCAGATCACTAAACCTATCGTAACTGAGTACTTCGAGTACAACCCTGTTACAGATAGATTAGAGGCTAACAAGAATATCGAGGTTAAGAAGCATGGTTTCTTTATCGGTGGTAAGTACAAGATGGCTTCAGGTAATAGTAACTTGTACTATGAAGATTTAGCTACAGGTGCTAATTCATACCCTGTAATGGGTGAGGTCTTTGACCAATCTATTGCGGCTAATCAAGTTGCAGGTGCAGGAACGTCTACGCCTAAGATGAGAGTATTCGGTGATTACCAATCAATTCCACTAGGTGGAACTCCTGTTAATGATACTGCTATCAGTTACGATGGCGATAACTTCTTCGGGTTTAATATTAGTGGTGTAGGTATCACTGTTAGAATGGGTGAGGCTGTTACTGCTCAACAACAATTAAAATATGAGATCATAGTAGGAGGTATATCTGTTTATATTCAATACTTGCCTAAGCAGGCTTTAACGGTTAATCAAGACCTTACATGGTATTTTGACCATCCGTTAGACATTGAGGCAGGTACTACTCTACGTGCTACTGTATACAAAGTATCTACTGTGAATAACCAAGAGGTTAATGATGGTATACTTCAGGTATGTGAAGGTGATGCATCTCCAACTAGATATCAAACAAATGTATTGAACAGATTCTTTGAAGATAAGGATTTAGAGCAAATCTCTCCTTACATCAAATATCAGGCTATGGACTTTAGCGTAGATGCTACAGGTTCTAACATTATAATGAAAGACCTTAGTCTAGCGTCAGGTTCGCAGGTTTTAACTCACTTCCCTATCAATGGTCTTCAAGCTGTTGCTACAGGCACGACTGTACAGGTTAAGATCAAGGATGGTGCTAAGATTATTTTGACCTCTACTCCTGTATCGGGATTGAGTATCAATGGCTCTTTTGTTAACTCTGTATTGAATAACGCGGTACTTGAGCTTAATACATTGTTCTCTAACGCTGTTTCTTTTAACGATAATTCAGGTAACCCTGTAACAGGCTTTGCTCTATCAGGCGATGACTTAACTATTACTTTACAGGATGGAACTTCATTTACTCAAGACGTAAGTACATTTGGTGTTGACACTAATAGCTTTGTCTCTAGTGGAGCTCTAGTTGGTACAAACCTTGTGTTAACTATGTCTGACTCTTCAACTGTTACGATAGATGCTTCCAACCTTGTTAATGGCTCTACACTAACAGCTACTAATGACGAGTGGTTCTTTGCCTTCGGGACAAACGCTAACCAACCTGTTAACCATCCAAACACAAATGTCGCTGCAGGTATCGGTGGTCAAGCTCCTTTCTACTTCGGAAAAGCACTTACTAGAGGCTCAGAAATTAGATTCAACAACCTGTTCGCTAACAAGAATTTCATGCTAGGTCTATACGACGGTGCTGAGACAGTTCAGGGTACATTTAACTCTAGACTAGACAACAGATGGAATACTAACTTCCATTGGAACGGACAGGCTTGGATAGCTAGCGTTAATACTACATTAACAACCGCTAACAATGGAGCATCTGCTTATACTCCTGTATCAGGTTCATATGTAGCTATTAGATTCCTAGATGATGGTCACCTAGTTATGGTTACCGAACTAGCAGACGGTACTGAAGTTGAGATAGCTAAGACTACTATTCCTTTAGCTGTTAGCACTTTCAATGTGATGATGGGTTCTGACCAAGATCAAAACTTCCCTAATGCTTCTGTGGTAAATATAAACCAACTATGGGACGTTGTTCACGACCTTGATAGTAGTGAAGACGGTATAGTAAACGGAATAGAAGACCACACAGTAATTAAGAGTGGCATTTCTATTGAGATGGGCGAGAAGATTATGTTTATGTTAGATGAGGTAGGTCAAGGTGACTTCTTCGGAACTAACTACACTAACGCTGCAACGGGTATCGGAACAGCTGAGGAGCAGTTAGATAACACTTTTGTATATCAAACAAACGAAGCTCTAGTCTTTACTCAAGGCGGTGCTAACGATTGGAATATGAACACTAATGCAGGTGGATACTTCTTCGCTGCTAGTTTAGACCAATACCGTGAAGGTGGCGGTTCAGGGACTGTTCAGGGACAATTTAGTCTACGTTTCAATACTGATGGTAAGTTAACTATCTATGATGAGGATGCAGGCATAAAGGTTGCAACTGCTAAGAACAACCCTACAGTAGGTAGTTCAGTTCACTTTTACATGGGTGTAAGAGGTAACAGAGCTTACTATTCTATCCCTGCAATATCTAAGCAGACTATCGGTGGAGGTTCACAACCTGTTCAGACTTACGCTCCTACAGTTGCTAACCAAACAGTTTCAGTAGAAGAGGCTGCTTCACTTAACTTCACGATTGTATCTAGCGATAATATCGTTAATCAGTTCGTTGAAACAGATGCTCCTGCTTGGATGTTTATGAATCAGACTACAGGTGTACTTAGCGGTACAGCTCCTGCGTTCTTAGGAACTGCTGCTGATACTATCGTAGTAAATTGTAAGGCAGGTAATGCTGTTGGAGGTACTACTAACTTTACGGTAACAGTTAGCGTAACGGAAATAGCTTACTCTAACTCTAACTCGCTTAGCTTTGATGGCACTAGCTCTTTCCTGAATGGTGACGCTACGCTTATGAACGCTATGGATAGAGCTACGAATGGTGACGGTAATGCTTGGTCTTTATCTATGTGGATTAAGCCTAACAACAACACGGCTACTCAGACTCTACTTGTATACGGTGCAGGTGACGACGTTAATGGCGGAACTATAACTATCAGAAAGATAAACGCTAACAACATAATCGTTCTATACGGTAAGTCTACCGAAAATATCCTAACAATGGGTAATGCGTTTACTCACGGTCAATGGAGTCACGTGTTGGTTGTTTTTGACGGCGGAACTACAGGTAATGACGCTAATGACCTTGCTGACTACTACAGCAGATTTAAGATATACGTGAATGGGTCTTTAGCTAGCACAATAGGTGTTAACTCTAACAATGGATACACAGGAGCTATAAGCGGTGCAGATACTTCTGATAATATCTTTAGAATCGGTAGAGCTAGTAACGTTCATGATAACTACTTCGATGGAATAATCAATCAGGTAGGTATATGGGGAAGTGATCAAAGTGCTAACATATCAGATATATACAATAGCGGTACTACTCACGATTTAAGTGACCTTACTGCTTCTCCTGATCATTACTACGAGATAGAGACTAGTGTAACATCTGTACCTGATATCGTAGGAAGTGCGAATCTCTCAGGATTCAACTTTGTAGCGGCAGATTTAGTAACAGACACACCATAATAAAACAACACAGGGGGGAGCCAATCGGTTCCCCTCTTTAATTATTAATACGTATCTTTGCAACATGGCATTAAAAGCAAACTTAGACATAGCACAGAGATTAGACATTACTTGCCGTAAAGGCGATACGTTTGAGCTTGTGATAACAATAAAGGATTCAACAGGTACTGCCCTAGACTTAACATCATACGGAGATTTCGAAATAGATGTTCGTCCTACTGATGATGATTCAGCTACTCCTATACTTTCTTTTTTATTCAGTGACTTCGCTGCTACAGCGTTAGGTACATTGACTGCTACTAAATCATTCTCTGACATGGAGGCTGTTGAGGCGGGTACTTTTGTATACGATCTACAGGCTACAGATGGAGGAAACATCAGAACTACTTGGTTCTACGGATTATTTACAATTATTGACGACGTAACACTCTCTTAAGGTGGCTATCACAGCGAATATTACAGTTCCTGCAAAAGGGAACGCTATTGTGGCAACGCAAAAAGCACAGTCTCTTTCTGTTACACAGAATAAGGCTAATCAAGTGTCTGTACTAGACCGTCAGTCTATAGTAGGTATTCAAGCAGCATCTGACTTACACAAAACATTATCTCTTAACGTTAATCAATGGGTTACTGTAGGTAATGAGAAAGAAGTAACTCTCGTTCATGGTTTGAATAAAAGACCTGCAGTTAGTTGCGTTGATTCTTTTAACCAAGTACTTCAACCTGAAGTGGTATATATTGACAACAATAGCGTCAAATTGATAGTGCGTGCTCAGTTCTCGGGCAAGATACACTTCAACTAATTTTTCCTATCTTTGCAACTAGTTAACTAATAAATACTTTTTGCAAATGAAATTCTTAAACAACTTAGATCTACAAAGTAATGAGTTACAGAATGCTGTAATTCAAAACTATGCGGGTAACCCTGATGCTACGCTGACGGGAACTGAGGGGCAGATTGTATACTCTACTACCGTTGATGCTATATTCATCAACACCGATGGTTCTACTGCGTGGGACAGATTGGCTACGGGCTCGAGCGCCGTTGCTTCTGTTACAGCGGCTAATGGTTCTATTGTAGTTGGAGGTACATCAACAAACCCTACAATAGCACATGCTGACACTTCTTCTGTTGGTAATGTATCCGCAGCAGCACGTACATATGTCGATGGTGTAACCTTCGATACATACGGACACGTAACAGGTATCTCTACTTCTTCTGAGACTGTTACTAATACAAACACAACTTACACAACTTCGGCTGTCGATAGTAGTAATGATGCAATTATCCGTTTAACGGGTTCTGACTCTACTACTGAAGATATCAAACTTGTTGCAGGCTCTAATGTTACAATCACTCCTAGTGGTGACAACATTACTATTGCTGCTGCTGACAGTAATGATATTGACTACATCAGTGGTGCGTCTTTCGCTAGTGGTACTCTTACCCTTACAGGTACAGGTAACGCAGGTGCTTCGGTATCTTTAGATGGACGTTACTTAACTGCTGAGTCTGATGGTTTCAAAACTATAGCTGTTGCAGGTCAATCTAGCGTTGTTGCTGATTCGGCTACAGATACTCTTACTTTCGTAGGCGCAGGTGGAACTACAATCACTACAGCTGCAGCTTCTGATACAATTACAATTACTTCTGCTAACAATAATGATAACGATTACCTTGAAAGTGCTTCTTTTGCTACAGGTACAGGTATTATTACATTCTCTGTTGGTGGTCAATCTGACGTTACAGTTGATATAGATGGTCGCTACTTGACTTCATACACTGAGGCAGATACTTTAGATTCAGTTACAGGTCGTGGAAATACTACTACGAATGCTGTTACTACGGGTAACCTTACTGTAAATGGAGACTTAACTGTTTCAGGTGCTCACACTGTTACTCTTGCTGAAGAGGTAAAAGTAGAAGACAGCATATTTGTTCTTAACTCTAACGAGACAGGTACTCCTTCTGAGGATGCAGGTTTAGTTATCGAGCGTGGTACTGCTACAAACGTAGCGATGCTATGGGATGAGAGTGCTGATCAGTTTGCTTTTGTAACTTCAACCGAAACAGGTACTACTACAGGTAACGTAACTATAGCTGATTACGCTAGCTTACGTGCAGGTGCTGTCAAGGTTGACGATACTTTAACTTTAGGTTCTGTTGTTAATGCAGGTGCTGACGTTGATAAGTTCTTGGTTGTTGATGCTTCAGGAAACGTTGATTTCCGTACAGGTGCAGAGGTTCTTTCTGATATCGGTGCAACTTCAGCTACAGGTACAATGGATGACTTTACTATCTCTGATGGTTCTAACACATCTGTTATTGCTGACGGTAACACTTTAACTCTTGCAGGATCAGGTTTGATCTCGGCTACTGAGAGTAATGGTACTGTTACTTTTGCTACTACTGCTAACAACTTTGTACACCCTACTCAGACTGCTATTTCAGTCACAGGTACAGGTGCATCGGTTATTGACAGCGTTGCTGTTAACACATTAGGTCACACTACTGCTGTTACTAAGCGTACACTTACTCTAGCTAACTTAGGCTACACAGGTGCTACAGATGCAAACAAGTATGTACTTCCTACTTCTTCGTTTACCGTTACAGGTGGTGTTGAATTAGCTACTACTTCAGAGGCTTCCGCAGGAACAGACGTAGGTCGCGCAGTTACTCCTGCAGGTGTTGAGGCACACAGAGCTGATAGAAGATTCAAAGCTACTATAGGTGATAATTCTACTACTTCAATTGCTGTAACTCACAGCTTGGGTACTACTGATGTTATTGTTCAGTTATTCGACATCTCTTCAGGAGATACAGTTTATGCTGACGTTGTAAGAACTAACACTAACGTTGTCACTATTGACTTCGGTGCTGCTCCTGCAACTAACGATGTAAGAGTATTGATTCAAGAACTCTAGGAGTCTGATACATATTCATAACACGAAAGGGGGTTGCTTGCGCAGCCCTCTTTTTTTTTGTATATTTGCATCATATACAACACCCCGATATGAGATTCTTAAATAACATAGAAATAGGAGCTACTCCTGCCTTTACACTACCGTTAGTCGATGGTAGCGCTAATCAAGTACTGAAGACAGATGGTTCAGGAACTGTATCTTGGGCGACTGATGCTTCAGGAAGTGGCGGTGATGGTAATGATTTCGTTAGCTCTGCAGCATTCAACACTAGCACAGGTGTGATTTCTCTTACTGTAGATAATCAGACTACGGTTACAGTTGATATAGACGGAAGGTTCTTAACAGGAGAAACACACACTATACAGGGATACCTGACAGACGTTGCTACATACGGAACAGCAAACCTAATAGCTACACACAGCGGAACAGCTGATACGTTAGATTACGCAAGTGATGGCACATACTACCTTTACTCTGATGGAGAGGAGTTGGCTATAGCTAATGATTCTACATGGGCAAATAGAACAAATGGAGGTGGTACTAGTCCTAAGTATTTCGCAGCACTAAACCCTACAGGCACATCTCTTGGAGCTTCTCCATCTTTTGTAGCAGGTGAAGAGGTTTTTTCAATAAAGTCTCCAACTAATTCAACTTACGTAAGTGTACGTAATGCTAACAATTGGTCTTCGTATACAGGCGTAGGAAGTGCCGTAACCAACGAGGGTGGTTATCAAATGCACTTTGACGCACAGTATCATAACTCTGAATGGGGGGAAACATCAGGTGCTTCAGCTGCTAAGAATTGGAGTATAGGCACTGTCAATAACGATACCACACGTAACGTGAATAACGCTCCTGCTGCTCGTTTAGATTTTACAAATGGTAACAAAGGTCAGTGGAGATTCTCTCAGTCTGTTAGTGACCAACCTTATATGTTTTATTGGGGTAACGGAACGGCATTCGGTAACGTTAGCAATAAGCACACAACACTAGGTGTTCGTATGGATCCTAGTTCGATAGGTGTAGACGGGACTAACAATCCTTCTCTACCTAACTATCGTTTCTTAGATGACCCTAATACAGGTATGTACTTAGCTGCTACAGGGCAGACGGCGTTCACTAGTGGTGGAACTAAGACTCTATCTATACCTACGGCAACAGGTTCTAATGGACAGGTACTTACTACTAATGGATCAGGTACAGCTTCATGGACTACGGTTTCAGGTGGTGGAACTTCATATACTGCAGGTTCGGGATTAGATTTAAACGGTACAGAGTTCTCGGTTGAGGCTGATCTACGTGATGGTATTACGCACATTGGCTTAGATACTACAGATTACATCTCTTTCACTAACAATGCACGGATTGACTTTTTTATAAACGGTGGAAACAGAGCGCGTTTAGAGGCAGATGGAGACTTTCATGCTGATGGTGATATTATTGCTTTCTCTACCACGGTATCTGATGCAAGACTTAAGAGGGACGTAGAGACTATTCAGAGCGCTTCTAAGAAGGTTTCTCAACTAAGAGGTGTGGAATACACTTGGAAGTCGGGAAGTCGTGAGGGACAACGTGAGATAGGTTTAATCGCACAAGAGGTTGAGGCAGTAGTTCCTAGCATTGTACGTGAGAAGAAATTGTCATTAGTAGACGGTGAAACTTACAAGACTGTTGACTATGAAAAACTAGTAGCTCTACTTATCGAAAGCAACAAAGAACAACAAGAGATTATCGCTCAATTGGAAGAGAGAGTGGTTAGTCTAGAAAACATATAACCATGGCTGTAACAGCTTCAGGAGAAATAAAAATAAGCGATGTCCTCACTGAGGTTGGCTTATCTACAATATTGGCTAACACATCCCTAGGTAATCTAGAGGGTGGTTCTGTCTTTACAATCAATACTTCATCGGCTGCTAAGCCTAACGGGTCAACACCTAACTCATTGTCAGAGTGGTATAGCTACGATCATGGATCGGTTACCAACGATTACTTTCAGCTTAACGCAAGTTCAGGTTCTCCACTAGTGTCGGATGACACTAACGTAGGAGGGCCTAAAGCAGGATTCTCTTACCCTATTAACGGATCTGTTGACATGAGTTTCTCGGGTTGGTGGAGATTTGATGGAAATCATACAGGTGGATCTACCGCAAAGCAACTGATGGGCGTAGGTACTAATGGTAGTAATCAAATATTCTTTCAGAACGTAGGAGCTCAAATAAGATTCAGACTTCGTTGGAGTGGTAACTTCCATCAGGCTTTCTATGAATTGAAAAACAACAGTGCTAATAATGCTATAGTAGGACTAGGAACAAACGGTGCTATTAACGCTAGCAATAGAGGTAATGTTAACGCAGCGGGTTTTGTTCACTTAGCATTCACATACGATGCTTCTCAGGCAAACTCATCTGATGGACTTAAGGTTTATTGGAACGGATCGGCGTTAACCGCAACATCAAACACAAATTCTTTGAGTGTAGCTGATAGAAATAATAATGACTACGATGCAGAAATAATAACACTAGGTGGTATCTCATCTAACGCAACAACCGATAAAGCTCATGTTGGAGGTATAGATAACGTTGCTGTTTATAATAGCCTGTTAAGCGCTGCTAACGTTTCAACACTTTACAACAGTGGTACGAGCATTAGTGCTACAGACGCAGGAATGACAAGTGGCCTAGTCGGTAATTGGGATAACGAAATAGATGCTCAAGACACCCTAGGTAATTGGGATACAACATACGATAATGGAGCAGCAAGAACAGCATACTAACTTGCTTTTAGCACCTTAACTTGGTATATTAGACTTATAATAATTTATTTCAATTCACATGGCTAAGAAACTAACAAAGAAAGAATTAACAGAACTTAACGTAACCCTAGAGGCTATGCGCTCTGCAGAGAGTGACTTCGTATCTGCTAGCAAGAATCGTCAACGTGTAGAAGAGGCTGTTGCTCAATCTTGGACGGCATTACAGGGTTTCGAGGGAGATCTTAATGCACTTCAAGCATTGATGATGGATAAGTATGGTAACGTAAATATAAATGTACAAACAGGTGAGTTCGTTGAACCATCAGAAGATAGCACAGATTCGTAGAATATTGGATGTTGTTTAGTTAGTGGTATTCCACACGAATTTAAGAGAGGGGCATTTTGCTCCTCTTTTTTGTTTCCAATATATTCCCTATCTTTGCAGCTATGGATAACCGCATAAAGAACCTACTTAAGAAACACGGTCTTAAGGGCGTTAACAAGCCTAAAGGAACACCATCTCACCCGAAGAAGTCTCACATAGTGTTGGCTAAAGAAGGTAACGTGGTGAAGCTCATACGTTTCGGAGAGCAAGGAGCTAGCACAGCAGGTAAGCCAAAAGCAGGTGAGTCAGATAAGATGAAGAAGAAACGCGCTTCATTTAAGGCACGCCACGCCAAGAACATTAAACGAGGTAAAACGTCCGCTGCGTATTGGGCTAACAAAGTAAAATGGTAATGGACAATATATTTTCAGCTATAACAGCTCTTGTAATAGGTGTCACGTCCACAAAGGCGTTTGACTACTATTGGAGAGTTTATAAATCAAAGTCAGACACAGGAGCTAACGGAGCATTGGTCGCTAAGGATCAAACCATAGCACTATTACAAAGACAGCAAACTGACTTGTTAAGGGATTTAGATGAGTTAAGAGAAGTGTTCATAGAGTTAAAGATGGAAGTTGCTACATTACGTGCAGAAAACAAATCTATGGCAGAGAAGCTGTTGGCTCTAGAAAAGACTAACTTCGAACTCAAGACCATGAACGAAATACTAAAAAGAAAATAACATGAAGCTAAAGAAAAAAACACTCAAGTATAACGAGGGTGGTAAGTTGAAGAAGAAACCAAAGGTAAAGGTAACTCAGAAGGCAGGTGTAACTGCAGAAGGAGAAACTATGCCTAAGTTAACTAAAGATGCGCAAACTAGCAGTTTCGTTGGTAACGCTAAAGTAGAAGCTCAAGAAAGAGTAGCAGGAGCTAAAGCGGCTAACGTAAAGATAGCAGCGGTAACGACTCAGTTAAGAGGATTATCTACTGAAGATCGCAACGGTGCAAAAGGTAAAGCCCTTAAGAATCAACTACGTGTCCTTAGAGATAGCAAACGTGGTAGAGCTGCAGCTGTTCCTAATACAGGAGTGAACGCTAAAGGACAGGTTTACAATACCTAATATGGGACGTTCTACAGCATTTTATAAAGCTAACGCTAAAGCTAGAGCAAAGAAGAAGGCGTACGATACAAGGTACAACGGATTCAATCTTGCTAAGATAGCTAGTCGCATGCGTGCACGCCGTAAGCTCCAAAAGGGCGGTAAGGTGTCACCTAACGACGGAATGGATGTAGATCATATTGATGGTAACCCAATGAATAATAAGAGCTCTAACTTACGCGTAGTAACTAAGGCTGTTAATAGAGCAAAGAAGTAGATGGCTTTCAAAGCACATAAAATGTACAAGGGTAAGAAATCCGTCATGGCTAACACTATGGCGGATCACTTACGTTTAAAGAAACTAGGGTATGATCACACAGCCCCTAAGTACAATGCAGGTGGTGTCATTCATCCTAACGTCAAGCCCGACAACAGAGAAGACTTAATAGTTAGATACAAGAAAGGTGGAAAAGCTAAGAGCACTGTTAATTCGGCAGGTAATTATACTAAGCCTACTATGCGTAAGCGTCTGTTCAATGCTATCATGGCAGGAACTAAAGGCGGTAAGGCAGGACAGTGGTCAGCTCGTAAGGCGCAACTACTTGCTCTCAGGTACAAGAAAAACGGAGGAGGGTACAAGAACTAATGGCTCTATCTAAATCACAAAAAGACTTAAAGAATTGGACAGCTCAACGTTGGACTACATCAGATGGAACTCCATCCAAAGGCAAGAAAAGGTATCTACCTGAAGCCGCATGGGATTCTCTAACCGATGAAGAAAAGGCTCAAACCAATAGAGCTAAGAAGAAGGGTAAAGGACAGCACGTCAAGCAACCCAAGAGAATAGCTAAACTTGTAGCACGGTTTAGGAGATAACAAAAAAGCCCTGCATTTCTGCGGGGCTTTCTTATTAGTTAGCGACTATGATCTTGCTAGTGTGTATATACCTTTCGTTTGAATTAAACATGTTCACAAAGTATATTCCATCTTTAAGACCTTGCAACTCAATCACGTACTCTGTAGTTCCTTGGGCTACTTTCTGTCCTATTGAATTAAAGACTTCGTACTTATAGGATTCACAGCATACGCCGTCTCCTATTATTATTGAGTTGCCGAGCTCTTTACTACTACTTTATTTGGAGCTGAGTTACCTCTAGCTAAGAACAGGGGTTGATTGTAAGTGAAACCACCTCTGCTACCATTTACGCTAATGCTAATCTCGTTATCGTATAAATTCAAGTCATCGTAATTAACAACATATCCCGCAGCGTCATTGTCATACTGAATAGCTGATCCGTAATAATCATAAACACTAGTTCCTTCGGCAGTAGATCCATTAACAAATAGTTGCGCATAGAACGAATACGAACTTCCTTCTTCTAATACCAAGGTATCTTCCGAGGACACGTAAGTAAATTGATTAACCGTTCCGTTCGCATCAACCAATGAGTAGTTCCATGCTATGCTATCAACAGCAAGAGGTGTTAATACAGGTTGAATGTAAAACTGTCTTGTTTCTTCACCGTCAGTAACCTCGGCTAAAACAGCTAAAGCCTCATGTGTATAAGGGGGAGATACATTACCGCCTGTTCCTTGAGTAAAAGACAAAGGAAACTCCGCGTAACCTAATGCTGAGTCAACAACACTGCTTGACTCTGATATTAGCTCCTCGCCATAAAGTGTAACGGATCCATTAGGGAACGACAAAGATATAGTGTCCTGTCTGTCTTGATCGTGAATCTCCATGTAGCTTGTGTCTCCTGATATGTCTGTAAGCTCTCTGATTTGAACCACGACAGTATCAATTAAAGACGCTGACAAATCGGTAGTGTCCGACTGAGCATAAGAGGTTGCGGTAACTGCTACCGCTAAAAAAGTAAATAATTGTTTCATTGTAAAGTTTTTAAAATTATTAAGAATGCAAAGATAATTAAAATAGACGAGGTACTTCCCCAAGTAAAGTTTTATTATTAAAACAACCCCGCCTACTTTAACTACCTGTACTCGTTGAACTCTTTTGCTACATCAAAACACGGACATGTCTTGCTGCTTACTTCATTATGTCCTAAAACCTTTACTCCTCCGAATACTACGTCTAGTGAAGCTACTAGCTGTTGTAGCGCTTGCTTCTGAATACTCGTTCTCGTGTCCATTGGTTTTCTATGTTCAACACACATCCCACCTACGTAGACAATGCCTATTGAACCTTGGTTGTGACCCTTAGCGTGAGCTCCAATCTTATCAAGTGGTCTTCCTGCTTGTATAGTCCCGTCTATCTTAATCAAGTAATGATAACCGATGTCTGACCAACCCTTAGCCTTATGCCATGCTCTAATGTCTTCTACATCGTGCTCACGGCCTTCAGGTGTGTAAGTGGTGTGTATTATAATTTCTTTTATTGGTCTCATCGTATCATTCCTTTTAAGTAATCTTTCATAAGCTGCTTAGTAACTCTAAGTCTGTCCTTATACTCCTCAAACGTTTCATCTTCGAATCTCTTGTTGCTCATTGACTCGTAACGCTCTCGGTTTCTTTCTTCTGTTGATTGTATCATTTAATTAAATTTTAGTTAACGAATAATCTGTAGGTCTCGTCAGCTCCTAGGCTAACCTCTCTTACCAACACTGTATCCCTTGACTCGTTAAAGAACAATACGATACCAACGTTACCTACAATCATCTCTTCTTGAAACTCAGCGCTAATCATAAAGCTGTTGATCGTATTAAACTCCTCAATTGTAGAAGTTAGTACCGTTGTCTCTAGGATACAAACACCTGCCGTTATAACAGTATCTGTATTACTATATATAACATGTTGTATACTTTTGTTATTTATTTCACTCTTACTCTCAATATTAAACATAAAGATTAGAA